TGGAGAGTTTGATGAAGATTCTCCTACAATATGGAAACCAAAAGATGTATCAGGTTTAACATTTGGTAATGCTGGATTTTATTTAGATTTTGAAAATTCAGCAGAATTAGGAACAGATGTATCAGGAAATTCAAATACTTTTTCTGAAAATAATTTAGACGCAACAGATCAATCAACAGACACTTGCACAAATAATTTTGCAACAATGAATCCTTTAGATAGTTTTAGTAATCAAACTTTTTCACAAGGAAATTTACAAACATTAAGTGATAATCCAGCACCAGCTACATCAACTATTGGACTTACATCAGGCAAATGGTGGATTGAAGCTAAAGCAGTATCAACATCAGGTTCAGGTTCTGATTATCAGATTGGCATAGTTTCCAATCTAGTAAGAGATACAGAGGACATTGGACATCATTCAAATAATTATCAATATTACTATAATGGTCAAATTAGAACAGGAAATAGTGGAAGTTCTTATGGCGACACTTATACTCACGGAGATATTATTGGAGTAGCTTTAAATCTTGATGATAATGAATTACAATTTTATAAAAATGGAACTGTGCAAAATAGTGGAACTGCAATTTCTATAACTGCACCAGCAAGTACAGAATTAGGTGCTTATTTTTTTGCACTTGGTGCTGATGCTAATGCAAATAAATATACTTGGCATATAAATTTTGGTAATCCAATTTATAGTTTAACTTCTGCTGTGGCAGATGCTAACGGGTACGGATCTTTCGAACACGCACCACCTTCGGGATTTTTTTCGGTTTGCACAAAAAACTTAGCGGAGTATGGATAGTGGCTTTTACAACAATAGATAATCCTGAATTATATTTTCAATGTAAACTGTATAGTGGAACAGGAAGCGCACAATCAATTACTTTAGATGGGTCTGAAAATATGCAACCTGATTTACTTTGGCAAAAAAGCAGAAGTCACTCACAAGATTCAAGAATATTTGATTCATTAAGAGGTGGAAGTAAACTTCTGTACACTAGTTTATCTAATGCGTCAGCAACTGATGCACAATTAATTACATCTTTTGATAGTGATGGTTTTACTATGGGAACTTCAGGATCAAATGCTAACGATAGTGGAACTACCTATGTAGCTTGGTGCTGGAAAGAGTCAGCAACTGCTGGGTTTGATATACTTGAATATACAGGAAACTCTACAAATAGAACCATCTCTCATTCATTATCAGCAGTTCCACATATGATTATTTTAAAATCACATACTCACGGAGAGCAATGGGTTGTTGGACATAATAGTATGGACGCATCATCTCCTTGGAATTATTATATGCACCTTCAAGCTACTGATGCAAGAGCATCAAATAGTAATAGATGGCAAAATACTGCACCTACGAGTAGTGTTTTTTCTTTAGGTACTGAAGATCAAGTTAATGGATCAAAAACTTATATTGCTTATTTATTTGCACCCAAACAAGGTTTTAGCAAGTTTGGTTCATATGTATCTACGGGTGATAATTTTCCATATATTTACACAGGGTTTCGCCCAGCTTGGCTTATGTGCAAGGTAGCATCAGGAACAACTAATGATTGGACTATTATAGATAATAAAAGAGATTCATTTAATGTTGCTAACTCTCGACTTTATGCAAATACTTCAGGTGCAGAAAGTGATGCTGATAGAGTAGATTTTTTATCAAATGGATTTAAATTTCGTGGAGATGGTAATGATATGAATGGAAACGGACATACGTATATTTATATGGCGTTTGCAGAATCTCCTTTTGTTAATTCTAAAGGTGTTCCAAACAACGCAAGGTAATTATGCAACTATCAAAACATTTTAAATTAGAAGAATTTGAGAAATCAATGACAGCTACTCGTAAAGGTATAGAAAATAAAGCTGGGTCAGGAGAAATAAAAAATCTTACTGATCTTTGTTATGGAGTTCTTGAACCTGTAAGAGCAAAGTTTGAAAAACCAATTATAGTTACTTCAGGATATAGAAGCCCTGAACTATGTGAAGCAATAGGTAGTAAAGCGACATCACAACATACAAAAGGTGAAGCTGTTGATTTTGAAATAGCTGGTGTTTCTAATTTACAAGTAGCTTTATGGATTAATAATAATTGCGACTTCGATCAACTTATTTTAGAATATTGGAAAGATGGTGAACCTAATAGTGGTTGGGTGCATTGTTCTTTTAAAGAAGGATCAAATAGAAAACAAGTGCTGACATATTCAGGAGATAAGTATATAAATGGATTACCTGACGCAAAATGGTCAGATGGAAAACTACAAAACTAATAGGAGAATAATATGCCTTATCACTATGGACACGGAAAAGATAAGAAAAGAAAAAATAAACCCAAAAAAAGTAAAATGGGTAAAAGAAGAAAAAGAAGATAATGGTTAAGGTCGCATCAATTAAGAATATTATTAAAGACCTAAAACCAAGACAACAAAAAACTATGAAAACACACGCAAGACATCATAGTTTAAAACATATGCGAAGTATGGCTAGGTCGTTAAAAAATGGTAGCACGTTTGCTTCTGCTCATACTAAAGCAATGAGGTCAGTTGGTAAATGAGTGGCTTTACAACAACAGCTACATTAGCTGAAATGATTAATAAAAGATCAATGAGAAAACGGAGAAGAAGAAGTGGCAAAAAAAAGAAAAAGAAGAAAAGTACCAAAAGATAAAGCTACAGATTTACCTAAAAAATATCTATCAGGACTTAAAGGTGGTAAAAGATCAGCTAGAGCAAGTTTAATTAAATCTATGTCAGCTTTATATAAATCAGGTGCTAGAATACCAGCTTCAATGTTTAAAGCGAGGAGAAAATAATGGCAGTTAAAAGAAAACCTTTATCTAAACAAGTTATTTCAACATTAAGAGCAAAAGCAAAAAGTAGAAAAAATATAACATTAGGTCAGTTAAAAAAGGTTTATCGTAGAGGTCAAGGTGCTTTTCTATCTGCTGGTTCAAGACCTCGAACATCTATGGCTAGTTGGTCTATGGGTAGAGTAAATAGTTTTTTAAGAGGTTCACGAAAACACGATCTTGATTTAAGACGAAAAAGACGTAAAAGGTAGTTATGAAAAAGCCAACTACTACAAATGAAAAATTTATAGAGATTGATGGTAGAATAAAACTACTTCATCAAAAGATTCATACTATTGAAACGAATCATCTTAAACATATGCAAAGAGATATAGATAGAATTTTATATGTCATCTGTGCTGTTGCAGTAGCCGTTATCTCCCAATTCCTTTACATTATTTCAAATTAATAGTACAAGTAAAACTTGTATGAATCATAAGAAAATTTTAGTTATTTCTGATATGCATATGCCCTATCAGCATAAGGACTCAATAAAATTTTTAAAAGAAATTAAAAAAGAATTTAAACCTGACAAGATTGTGAACATTGGTGATCTATTAGACTTCCACGCAATATCAATGCACGATAG